GAGTCAATAAGCCATCCATTAACAGATTAATTCTTTAAGCCTAGTATTTTTATTAGGTTTAAAAAATTAATTATTAATTTAATTAATTTATTAAAAATCTTACAAGTTTATTATTGTGACTATTAAAAAAAATCATCTTACAAGTATAAGTAAGATAAAAAAAGAATATCCTTTATTTTTTGATAAAAAAACTATAGATGATTTTCAATCTATAATTTATAAGGATGTAAAAGTTTTAAAAGATTGCACTTATTTTATTACAAGTGAAATCTTGAAATATGAAAGGATCGGGGAACATGAAATAAAACATGATGAAAAGGATAGAGTTTTTAAGATTAGATATGTGACTGTAAACTGCAAAGTAAATTGCATTAGAACGTGCGAGCATACATTTAATACTTATCATAGAGCATTAATGTATTTGGATAAGTTAGAGCATGATAATGGCGGGTTTATGGTAAGTCAGCATAAGGCTAATATGGCACTTATGAGAATTGAAGAGAATATGAAATTAAAAGAGGTTATAAAATGAATATAGATAAAGTTATTTTTAAAATAAAAGATAAACAGTATAATGCTGTTAAATGTTATGGCTATAAATATTTAACAAAATATCTAGGTAAAAATCTTATTTATCAAAAAAGATTTAAAAGATATTTTTCTTATTGGAAGGTAGTAGAAGAAAATAATATTAAAAGATATGATAATTTAGATTATAGTAAAATGTTTGATTTTTTAACTAGGTTAAATTTTGATATTAATTATGAATGTTATGATCATAATAATAATTTAATTAAGAAAGATTTTAATTTTTATAAGCACCTAACAATAAAAGATATTAAATTAAATAAAGGTATTAAAGACTTATCTTTTGCTAATGAAGTAATAAATAATTTATCTATGGAGTTATTAATCAAATGACATTAGAAAAAGCAAGTAAAGAAAGACTTTTATTTGTATGTAAGAATTTACAGAATTTAGCTAAATATCATGAGAATAAAATAGCTAAGTTAGAAATGAAAGTTGAGAGATTAGAGAGAGAGAATACAGAATTAACAAGTAAAGATTATTTAGACGTTTTTGGATTAAGACAATGAAATTAATTAAAGCGGGATCTAATCAAAGCATAGTTAAAGTTAATAAGAATAAAGAGTTATTTTATTCTTATGATACTGTTGTAAGTGCAAAAATAAATGATGTATATTATAAAACATCATTCAAACATAGTCGTACAACAAGTAGACATATAAATAATTATTTAAAGTCGAATAAAGCTATAGAAGTTAGTCAAGACTTTTTAGATAATTTATTAGATAATAATGTAATAGATATAACGCCAATAAAAAAAGAAATATTAAAAATTAAAGGTAGTTAAAAATGAGATTTAGTGAAAAATATTATAAAGGATTAAATGCTGAACAACATTATATAAATAATGTGTGGTTTATTGAAAAGCTAAGTATGTTAAAGGATGATGGGATATTGTATGTAGTAAATATAAATAAAAAATTTAATAAGTTAGGTGATGAGATTGAATAAATAATATATAAATACTTGAATGTTTACTAAATATTTGATATAATTCTAATAGTTTATACTTCAAATCTTACCATGAAAGAATCATTAAAGGCCGATATTAAAGGCCAAAAATCAAAACTAACAAATGAATCCATTAAAAGGTTAAGGGTTTTTAAATTAGATGATTTAGAATTAAATCATCTTTTAAATTCTTTAATCTTTACCAGGAATCACTATCAAAGTTTAAAGAATGAGAGTAATGAATCAATAGATGAAAGTTTATTTGATTCAATGATTAAAGAAGTTGTAGGCACTTATAAAGAGGATTATTAATTATGAAATATAATCCAAAACAAAAATATAAATACATTGATAAAGATTTAATCAATGGATTTGTTGTCTTAACTGGTAAAGAATTGAATGAAATTCTTGAAGAATCATACAAAAAACATATGGAGAATAAAAAATGAAAGTATTAAAAAACTCACAAATTAGACTTGAAACATTAAATCATGCTCTAATAACTGATCCTGATGGCAGAAAATGGAGAATTTCACATTGGGCAGTAGATATACAAAACATACATGAAATTTTAGTTGTATGTCATGCAGAAGAAGGTTTATGTATGGATGAGATTATTGTAACTTGGGAATCTATTAAAGATTGGCCAATACAACTAAAAACTGAAGGATATAGGATTGCTTAAAAATGACTAAAAAGATATTAACCACACTTTCACATACTGAACAAGTGAAAGTAACTTTAACAAGTGATCAATTAAAACATTTAGAAAATTTATGTAAAAGACGTTTTAATATGATTAATAGATCACATATGATTAGACAATTAATTTTAGATAGTATAAAAAAAGAAAATACAATTAAAGAAATAAATAAAGAAAATAATAATGAAAATTATTTAAGTTATGAAGAATATAGTTTAGTTTATAACGTTTTAAAAGATAGTCTTAAAGCTATTTTAGAGAAAGAGAAAGTAGATGAGATATTAAAGAAATTATATTATATTTCGATATTAGATTATAAACAACTAAACATTTTTGAAAACAATGAATAATAAATTAATTAAAGTTCGATTGAATCAATTTTGGTCATCATACATAGCTAATGGTGTAGAAGATTCATTATTAAAAGGCGAAAAAGAAATTATAGAAAATACATTAGAAATTATTGGTGTTAAAAGGGAACATTGTTGTGATGTATTAGAAGATGTTCATTATGAAAGTCCATTTTATCCTGATAATGAATATTCAGATTATGTAACTTATGTCTTTTATCAATTATGAATAAATTAACTAACAAACAAGCCTATGAAATTATTAGAGATAATACTAACTGGGCATGGGTATTTCCTCAGGACGTTAAATTTAAATATGGATGGATATTTCATCGAACAAGAGATTGTTTGGATGGTGAATTTCATAAAGGTAAAGATGCTATTG